GAATTATGGTTTGCATTGCGCAAACTTCTTTCTAAAATATAATTCTCTCCATTTCGGAGGGGATACCAGTATTGGTCTGGAATCAAAATGTTTTCGTGTTCGAATTCTTCATTGTTTGAACACACTTACGATTACATCTGTCAATTGCAGGGAACTCATCCTTCCCGATACATATTGTTCTCTTGACAGAGATAAATGACGACTTCTTTTAGTAACCTAAAGGGTTTTGGAGGCAACTCCTTTACCCTATCTTACTACAAGATTCAAATTTTGATGACGTTACGGCTTTTTGCGAGTTTTCAAAATCTGCTTGAGACCCTACCGAAACCTGGCTTCAACACCCAGTTGTATTTTTGTAGGATCATCTCTCTGCAGTTCTTCCAAGCACACCTCTACTATGTAAAAGTCCAAACCTCTTACATTTGTGTCCCTCTCTCTTTGACCTAATTGTAACCGAGTGACGTTAAACTCACTCTGTGGATGCTCACCACTCTCAGGGGAACACTACCCCTGTTTGAATGTAGCATATGGTGCCACACATTAGTATCTGTAGATGAAATGCTCTTGTAAAGTTTGTTCACTTTCGTTACGTAGACTTATATCCACGTAAGCTTGGAGATCGTGGGGACATTCACCGCTATGATGAACAACCTTCCCAACTCTCTCCCGAACTCATCTTCTCACTCATTTTCTCCCTCTCTTTCTAGTGCTCCAATCACTGGGCCCGCCCTGAAACCTTCATCGGTTTCTAGGGGGCCTGTGTTTGGATCCACTGGAAAGTTCTTTGCTATGCCCTTGGATAGCGAATATGTAGGTGTTATTCAGAAGTGCCCCTCACTTATGAAACTCTACTCACATATTCAACATCCATACATCCATACCAACCAATTTCGTGAATTTGAACAGAAACGTGCTGCCTCCCCAGCCGTTCCTGAACATGTCATGATTTTGGGTTGGTTGCGTTGTGGAAACGCTTTTCGATTACTTGAATTTTTAGGTTCTGTACCCATCACTACCAATGCCCTTGGCTCTTTGCTTGGCTTTGCTCGTGATAATCATTATGAATTTATGATTAAATGTACAAGACCTGATTTCATTTTCGAAATTTTTGGAATGTGTGTCCAACTTACCATAGTTGGAGACATAGTCCAATGTTCCCCCAATGATCCTCCGACCCTCTCTTCTCCCAGCCACCTTCCTGCTACCACCAGTGATTTATTTACTGATGATGCAAGTGGTGGTGACCTTGGTCTTCGCCCTTACGATTCTGATAACGACATTGATGATGCTCAAAACACCTTTGATGTTGGTTCTCCTCCTTCACAGGAGGATTTGAATCGTCGTTCTGCCCTTCGTGAATTGATTTTCAATGGCAGGAGTTATTTTGTTGACTCTGCTCGTGTTCCTCGGCTTTTGGAAATTGGATTTTCAATGGCCAAAAACGCAGCTTCAACTTTTTCTACTCTTGCTATGAATCAATGCTCAAGTCTTATGTCTTGGTGCGCTGATGCTGGTGCTGGTCTCGTTGAGTCCATTGCCGCCGGTGTTGGTGATCTCATTGCATCTGCAATGGTCAAGAAGTATTTGGGTTCTGTTTTGCGCATTCTCGTTACTACTGTTTCTTATGTTTTCCTTTTAGGAAAGAAATCTAATAGTATTAGTGATTATGCTGCAGCGACAGTCCTTTATATTTCTGCTTGCTTCCCCGATGGCTTTGAGCATCTTAGTAAACATTTTCAAACAATGTTCAACGGATATACTCAAGCAGCTCCCACTGACAATATAGAGTACTTATCTACTCTTCTTGCCATTGGTGGTTGTGCCATCGTTTCTCTTCTCGGCCCTGTGACCACTCTTACCCCTAGTATCTCTTCAATGGGCAAAGTTGCAGCTTCTATGCTTGCAATTTTGCGCTTGAAGGATCATGTTACTATGGATAAGATTCTTGGTCTTCTTCCCTCTTCTGTGTCCCTTTGGCTTCAGTCAGATGACATTAATCTGACCGATGGCCAACGCCTTGTTTTCCTTCAAAACAGGGTTGCCCAGAAGTTTCTTGCGAAAGCAGAAACTGCTGGCGGATCTTCCCCCATGCCCTTCATTCGTGCATATAAAGAATTGTTTGCTTTCACTGAAAAGTGTGCAAACGATCCTGCATGTGCTGTCCCTTTGAAGGATTTGAAGGCCTCATTCGCTTTCCTGAAAAGTTATCATTGTTACTTCGCCTCTAGTCGTAGCAGTGGTAAGTTTTCAGAAGTAGGTCGTCCTGTTCCTTTTTGGATTTATCTTTTTGGCTCTCCTGGAGTCGGAAAGAGTTATGTTGCAACTGACCTTGCTCATAATATCCAACAGAAATACTACCCTGCTTACACTGATTTTCGGAATGCTATTTACACACGAACTCCCAAAGCCTTTTGGGATAGATACAAGTCTCAGCCGATTGTATTGCTGGATGATTTTCTAACTGATAGTAGTGATACTACCATTTTGGAAATGTTGTCCTTAGTTTCTTGTGTTGATCATATGCTGGACATGGCTACTATTGATGATAGTGAAATTGGTATCAAAGGTACTTCCTTTGATAGTGAATTCATTGTTTCAACTAGTAATTTTGTCTCAGCTACTGGCATTCCCGCTCTTGCCAATCTCGACGCATGGAACTCTCGTAGGAGAATCATGTGTGAGGTTGTTTTTACAGGTTATGACCCTAAGAAACGTTCTCGTTTTGTCATTGGGTCAGATAAGTATGATACTTATTTGACTCAAGGACGCCTGGATATGTCTAAAGTCATAACTTACTGGTCTGCTTTTGGATTTAGTGAAACTACAATCAGGGTAACTAAACCTTACCTTGGTTTCAAGCTTTACCATTCAAAGTCAACCAGTATCTGTAACAAAGTTCCTTGTCTTACGTACCCAACTTTTTTTGCTCGGTGTTGTGCTGAGTATGAGAAAATTCGTGACCAAGACAAGAAGGCTTCAACTATGACCTTGGCGGATTATGAAAAACTCCGTTCTGATATAGCTCTTGAAAAAGCTGTACCAGAATGTGAGGATGAATTATCCCAACATGGTCCTAAGAAGAAGCATTCTCCTTCTGTTCGTTCCAATACTCGATGTGAAGCTAAGAACTGCACTTGTGCAGTTCAAGGCGTCACTGAGTGTTCCCTCGAACTTCCCCCTCCTTCCTCGGCGGGACCTTGTGATTTAGACAAACTTGAAGAATTACTTGATCGCCGCCCTGAAGCAGCTTTGCATCCTCCAGGTTCTTATTTTAAGGACATGGACCGATTTGAAGTTTCTTCAGAGCTTGTTCCCCCGCCCCCCTTACCCACTTGGGCAAGGTGTCTCCGATTCTTTGGCATGTTAATTGGCGGTCTTACTAGTGCTTTTGCAGCCTATAAGATCTACAGTTCATACATGTCTCCTCCCTCCGATTTGAGTAATCCTCTTGATGACGTTTCTCCATGTGCTACCCGTTACGGTGGCCCTGGAAGTCGTAAGGTCCGGAACCCCAGACCTGAAAACTTCTTTCATCAGAGAATTGTTCAAACCGGCGGTACCAACGCTATGGTTCATTCTATGATTGCAAAAAATCATGGCGCTTTTGGTATCGGTTCTTCTTGGCTTGGTGGCTTTCTTGGAATATGCAATCATTCTTTCATTGTTCCCCTTCATTTCTTTGTGAATGAAAAGGGAGTTGTGGAAGATGGAACCAAGTTCCTCCTGTCTCACGCAGGAGGTTCTCCGGTTTCATATTATTTCAAGAGATCTCAGATGGAAATGTTTCCCACCAAGAACACCGCTTTTAAGGATATTGTTATTTACACAGAACCTACACTTCCTCTTTTTAAGGATATTCGCAAGTTTATCCCTGAAAGGAAAAGTGCCGAATCATTGGATGTTTCTTTCCCAATGGTATTCGGATTTAAGGTTGTTGAAAAACACATTGTTCTTTCAAGTGCTTCTTTTACTGTCTCCAAACTCGAACACATTACGTCCACCCCATTTGTCAGCAATACTTTGTCTTATGATTATGATGAACGGTGGGTGTTTAATAATGATGGGACTCTGAGTGGCGGCGACTGTGGTCAGATCCTTTCTTCCCGAAATGATCAGACCAATATCTTTCGAGGTATGTTTGTTGCTACAAAGAGTTCCTATGGTTATTGTGTTCCATTGTATCGCGAGATGTTTGCTAATCTTAAGCAGACGTCTGGTGGTGCAATTGAGTTAGATGGTATTCCTTCTTTCCTCCCAGACATGGGACCGTGTCGAATTTTAGGAGTTTGCCCTCCCGATCTTCGTCCAAGGCTTTCTGAAAAGACTATGCTTCAAGAATCACCCCTTTTTGAAGAAACTTCGATTGGAACGCCAAATGTCAAGTTTCCAGCGATCCTTAGTTCTAAGGATCCACGGTGCCCCCCTGGTATGTCACCTCTACGCAATGTTGCAAAATACGCTAGAGTTGTAAACCCTATTCCCACTGCTCGAGTTGCAAAACTTGGACAATGGATGTCTCGCACCTTATCTGCACACTATCCCACACTCTGCAGAGTCCTCACGCTGGATGAGGCTTTGAATGGGATACCTGGTGTAACCGGACTAGAGCGGCTTTCTCTGTCCAGCACCGGGGGTTTCGGGTGGGTCCACAAAAGACCACCAGGAACCTTGGGAAAAGGATTTCACTATTTTGTGGATCCCGAAACCCAACATCTGTCTATATCTGACCCAGAACTCCAAGAAAGTATAGATGTCTTGACTCGAAATTCCATTGCTGGAATTAAGAGTGAAGATATTTATCATATTGATTACACAAAAGATGAGTTGGTTAAGGAAAAGAAGATCTTGAGTGTAAGAACTCGAATCTTTTCCGGTGAACCCCAACAATATCTCATTGTTTGTAAGCAATTTTTTGGAGCTTTTGGTAAGTTTGTGACAGATTTTCACATGGATCTCCCTTTCAAGATTGGAATGACCGTCCGATCTAATGAGTGGGATTCAATGTGGAAAAAAGCTGCCCGTGTTGGTAACGTCGGTTTCGACGGTGATGTGTTTGAATTTGATGCCTCGACCCATGCCTCCTTAGCTCTTGAGTGTACTCAGGCTATCAATAGGTGGTATAAGGTTCATGACAAAGACTGGAAATTAGAACATGACGTCGCTCGTCTAACTCTGATTGAACAGTTTTATCATGGCAAACACATTGCTGCTGATATGATCTATCAACGCGAACATGGAACTCCTAGTGGACATTTTCTTACTGCTATCCTAAACAGTATGATTTTGTTGAGTTATATCCACTCGGCCTGGCTTGAGCAATTTCCTGATTCTTCTTACGAAGAGATGGTTGATGCTCTCTGGATCGCAGTGTACGGTGATGATAGTATTGTTGTTGTCAAAGATGGTGTGGAATTTACACTTCGCATCTTCAAAGATTACATGAGTACTTTAAACATCGTAATTACACCGGGAGATAAATCGCAAGATTTTGACAAAATGAAAACTCTGTCAGAATTGTCCTTTTTGAAACACACAACTCGCATGGTTGGTGATGTTCGATTTCCGATTATTGAAACCTCCACAATTAATGGGCTTCTCAATTGGGTTCGTGTTCCTGCGGGTGTGACTGTTGCCGAAGCTTACCGAGAACGCTTGGTAGATGCTTTAGCTAACGTCATACTCTATGAAGACATTGACCTCTTTGATGAAATTCATGATAAAGGAACAAAGTACCTTTGTTCCAGTGGAGATTCAAACATTGGATTGCCTAGTAGAGAAGAAATTCTTGAAACGTACATCACTCCCAATTGGGCTGAGGATGACGTGAGTCGTCTTCGGTCACATTGGGACCCCAACTTTGCCGGATGGAAACAGTGTGCTGACATGTCAGGAGGTGCTAGTATTCTTGAAAACTCCGTTCAAGTTGCTGGCCCTTCTATTTGGCAGAAAGTTCCCGTCCTTTACCGTCCTCGAGTGTCTATGGCTGCAAAGAAAATTGACTATACTACAATCACAGAAAAGTGGTTTAATGTTGCGAGTTACCCTTGGTCCACTGTGGACCCGATTGGTACATCATTGGTTTCCCTCCGAATTCCAGATGAGCTAATTACTAACTCTCAACTTAAATATCCTTTTGAAAATATGAAATATTGTCGATTTAAATCTGTAACTGTTAAGGCAACAATCAATGGTACAAACTTTCACCAGGGATTGGTGAACATGAGTTATGGTCCTGTGATTTCAAAATCAAAGGGTCTTATCTATCCTGGCACAAGCAGGATCCTCATGACTACTCTTCCCTATGTTGACATTAGTGCCAATGGAAATCAATCTGCCCAGATGGAAATCCCTTGGAAGCACCTAGAAAATTATATTGATATTTTAGATTCTAATGACAATGATATTAAGGGTTCCCTTGGAACCCTGAACTTGAAAGTTTTTAACCAATTGTTGACGACTGTGAATGCAACTAATACCTTGTATATTACCCTAAGCATAAAATTTAATGACCCTGAGTTTCTTCTTCCTAGACCTGTCCCTTTTACTCCACTTGCTACCAGAGATCGTTTGGTGCAATGTGGGGCGAAAAGTTCAAAGGGAGATAATATTGTGAATAACAATACTATTATTTATGGTGGCGGTGGAAACACTGTCACCCATGAAACTGTGGGTGATGAATTGGATGCGAAGGGTGAAGCTGATGTTGACTTGACCAATGGTACGCGAATGGATTATCCCAATCAGGGAATGAATCCGTTGAAATTTTATGAAACTCCAGCTCCAAATTTGAACTCATGTGTTGGCACCTTTTACGGCGAAAAGCTTACTCTTTATCCAAAGGAGTGTGCTCCAACCAAGAAATCAGATTTCGGAATTGAAGATGATGAAATGTCTATAAACTACCTATGCTCTAAGAAAACTTTTGTTGCTTCTTTCACATGGACTACTCTTGACCCAGCAGGGACTCGCCTTTTTGGCGGGTTCTTGCTTCCAGCTCAATACTGTGTAAACTTTCGTCCAAACCCTGGTGTCACACAAACCACTTTAGAAGCTGGTATTCCTGTTCTCGATTACATTACAGGGCTTTTTAACATGTACCGTATGCCGAAACTCATCATGACTATTAAAGTTGTGGCGAGTAACTTTGCAACGGGCAGATTAGTTATCGCCCCAATGTATGGAGACCAGGATGCTATTTTTACAGCTGGTGAGAATGACACTCAAGGTTTTTCCCTTATCTCTTTAGAAGAAAAGACGCGAGAATTCACATTTGAGTTTGACTTTGCCTCCAATACCAATTTGAAAGAATGCACCGTGACCTACGGTGGTAAGATTGCCGCTACATCAATGGAAAGATTTTCTGTTGGAACGTATGCAGTCTTTGTTGCTAACCAATTGGCTGTTGGAGAAGGAATCCCGAACAGTGTCGACCTCAATGTTTACTTCAGTGCT